TTTTTCTGAAGCTCCATCAGTAATACTAAAGTCTTTATCAGCACCACCTTTAAATATGAAATCTCCACCACCCTTGGTTTCAAAGTTTAATGGAATATCAACATTACTACCATCAACTTTAATAGTATTAGTATTATCAATTGATAAGAAGTTTGTGGCAGGTCCAATTGTAACTGTATTTGCAGTTGGATCTACCTTGAGGAATGGAGAAACATTTCCAAGAGTGGAATCTATTTGAAGTTTAGAAGTATCAAATCCAGCAGAGCTAAGTCTAAATGTTTCTGTACCTGCAATTGCAACTCCAATACTATCAGCAGCTTGTCTGAATAAACCAGTAGTTAAAGAATTATCAAAGTTTAATGTTGGAGCTCCTTCACTACCATCAGCAAGACTTGCAGTTGTTTGAACAAGAGTTGTAATACCAGCAGTTGTTATGCCACCATTGAAAGTTGATAATCCAGTAAATGTAGATGTGGATTGTGCTAATAAAACACCACTAAACGTTCCAGTAGTTCCAGTAACACCTGTGAATACTGCATTACCACTTCCACTAATACTCCAAGATCCAGCAGATACCTGACCATCTGGATTTAAAACTAATTGAGTTGCACCTGTAGGTCCAAGAGTTAGAACTCCCAATTGGGACATCTCTAACTGTTTAGTACTGTTTATAGTAGCAAGAGTTGCAGAAAGACCATTTCCCTGTGTGACATTAGCACCACCAACAGGACCAAGTATTAATGTATCCGCAGCTTCATATGCAGTACCTTCAGAAGATACAGCTAGTGCAGTACAAAATCCAACGTTACTAACAGTATATTGGAATCCAGATCCACCACCACCTCCAACTGTAGCATCATCTACAGAAAGAACATCACCAATTATATATCCAGAACCATCTAGTGATATGTCAGTAACAGTAGTAACACCTGTAGTATTAGTTTGAAGAGTATATTGGAAACCAGCTCCACCTTGACCACCAAGATCTACATCATCTGCCAATAAGACATCACCAATCTGATAGTTAGTACCTTGAGCTGTAATAGTTGCAGTAGTAACAGCACCACCACTAACAACCAATGATGCAGTCATCTGATCACCAGCATCACCTAAAGCACCAGAAGCGAATGTAATTACTGCATTCTCGGACATTGTAGCTCCGTGAAGCTGACATGTATATGTCGAAGTTGCAGTAGTTCCAGATACAGATTGAAGAATAACTTCAAAATAAGATCCAGCCTGTCCTGGAGTTCCATATTGTCTAGTAGCCAAATCTGGAACACCAGTTATTTCTAATAGGTGACCAGTATTGGATGAATCACTAGTATCAAATCTATATGTATTATTATCTAATAAAGTAAAGCTAGCAGCTTCAGTTGCACCAGAACCAGTATCAATGAAATACCTACCAACTCCACCAGATAAATTATCTAACGTTGCGGTAGCATTTGAAATTCCACCTGTTATAGTATCTACTTGAGCATCTGAAAATGTACCAGAAGCATTATTAACATATATGAAAGCAGCACCTGCATCAACATATGTAACTGTTGCAGTTACACCAGAACTTGATCCAGTTACTGTCTCTCCTACTTGGAAAGGTCCATTAGTAACACTAGAAAGTTCTAATTTTTCCCTATTTGCTACTGTAACTGGATATGTTGCAGTTGGTGTATTGCGGAAGTTTACAGCATAAGTTCCATCTAAGTATCCAGAACCAGCAGCAGTAATAGATCCTTGAATACCTGGAATAGTGAATGTAGCAGTTGCCGTAACATCTGGAGATCCACCAGTAAAAGTTACGTTTGGATATGTACCTGCAGTATAACCAGAACCAGCAACACTAATGTTTCCTTCAAGAGATTGAATACTAGCTTCCAGAGTACCACCAGTACCACCACCTCCAGTAAATGTAAGTGTTGGAACTGAAGTATATCCTTCACCAGGAATAGTAACAGTTACAGATGATATTCTACCTTCTTTCTCGTTAAGTACAGGAGTAAACTGTGCATCTACTGTAGCATCGCCTGAACCAGGATCTAATACTGGAATATTTCTATATCCTAAACCTTGACTAGTTAATGTAACTGTATCAACAGGAAATCCAATAACTGCAGTTGCAGTAGCACCAGATCCAGTTGTATCTCCAGCACCAAGGGTAAATCCTACTGTTGGTGCAGATGTATATACACCACCTTGACCAACTGTTATAATATCAACTGAAAATCCTAATGTAGTTGTAACAGCAGCACCAGCACCTGTTCCAGAATCACTTATTGTAATAGCAGGTGAGTTTTGATATCCACTACCAGCATCAGTAATAGTGAATCCATCAATAACACCACCAGTTTGACTGATAGTTACAGTTGCAGTAGTACCAATAAGGAATTGATCTAATGTACCTGTGCTAGTAATATCAATTTCAGTTCCAGAATTAGCATTACCTAAAGTAGTTGCTAATTGAACAAAATCTTTATCTACTCTAATAACAAAATATGAACCATTGTGAGCAAGTCCACCAGGAGCAGTTGCAGCAGGATCTATAGTTTGTGAATCAAGAGTACAAGCCATCCCAGTCTCAAAGGAATGGTTCTCAATACGAATAGTATTTGCAGTTACATCTACAGTATTTTGAGTAGCACTATTAGCATCTTGATATGTGCCATCACCAGTATAAAGATTTTGTTGAGGAGCATCTACAACACCAGTAGGACCAGAATAGTTTGCACCACCAGTTTGTATACCAATAGAGTTTAGAATACCTGCTTGACCTAATGTAGTTGACGCAGCACCACCACCTAGAGAACCACCACCAGTAAATGTAACAGTAGGATTAGCAGTATAATTACTTCCTCTAGCTGTTAATGTAAGACTTTTTAATGCACCATCTGTTGAAAGGGTACATGTAGCAGTAGCAAGTTGGAATGGGTTAGTTGTAACTTCAATAGGTTGTACACCACCAACATATCCAGTACCAGCATTAGTAAGAGTGACGGTTCCAAGACCGTTCTTCATTACAACGAAAGATCTTGTAGAGAAACAAGATGCTTCAGATGAACCAAATAATGTACTGTCATTAAATCCAGTAATATTCAGAGCACCTTGAGTTACGCTACCAAAAGCAACAGATTTGTTTACATCAAAGTAAACTGCCTCTTTAACAATTGTTTCAGCGTTAACAACAAAGTCTTCGTTACCAGCAGGGTCAACAATTACCTGACCTGTTGTAGAAGTAAGACTGTTACCTGCAAGACGTAAATTACCTGTCTCAATATAAGCAGGGTAAATGTTTGTAGTACCAGTTCCATCACTTAATGTGATGTTTGCAGCAGACTGTGCTTGAGATGTTGCTTGGAATGATACGTTTCCAGTTTCTTGATCAACTGAAAAAGCTTCACCAACACGGAAGTCACCGTCTTGGTCAGTTGATGAATAGAGTACCTTACCACCATTTAATTCTTCAACTTCATTTGCTTGAACTGCAAGTGAAGGGTCATTGGTATAGTCTGCTTGAGCACCAACATAACCAAAGTTATGTGCGGTAAGAATTATCTTACAACCAGAACCATCGGCTTGAGCACCTTTAAGTCCATATACATTGGCAGAACCAACTGAACGTAACTCACAACCAAATTGTGAATAGTCAGCAGTGATCACAGAAGTAGCAGAATCTCCTCCACTAGATCGTACATCACTTATACCACCAGAGGTGTCTGTGAAGGTCGTAGTAGCGTCGTCACCGTTCGCATGAAGCAATAGTACCGTATTAAGATCAGAGCTATATTCACCTGTTGTGGGAGTGAATGCACCTGTGAATCTAGCAGCACCTTTACTAACTCTTACTTCATCAATATGACCATCAAATTCTTCAGCAGGAGTAGCGGCATAGTTTGCACCAATCCTTATTGGTTTAGTAGATCCATAATCATTAGTATCTGCACCAGTACCTAATTCTACTCCATCTAGGAATAATTTTGTTGTTCCAGCATTTCTTGCAACTGCAACATGATACCAAGTACCTGTAGCAAGAGTACCGCCACTACGAACTGAAGCGTTACCTACACCAAAGTGAAGTGTAGTACCATTCAGATATAGTTTGGGGGCAGTATCTGTAGCATTAGTATCTCTTAAGTCAAATATATGTTGTACACCACTTACACTGTTGGGTCTAATAAATGCTTCAAGACACCAGTTAGAAGTACCAAATCCAAAATCTTCAATTGTAGGTACATTTAGAGCATCCTCAGTACCATCTAATAAGATTGATGCAGTACCAAATTTCTTTTGATTAGTATCAATCTGTGTGTCACCAAACCTACTAGTAGTCTTTACTGCTTTGGTTGTAGTTATAAATGCGCCTGTTCCCTTACCATCAATATAAACATAAGTACCATCATTGCTGTCAAGGACACCACGAGCAACTACTTTCTTATATGTTACGTTACCAGAAGCAATTGTTCCAGATGCACTATCAGTAAATGTAACAACGTTAGCATCTACTTTAGTAACTTGATAGAAGTTATCTGTAGCACCACCACTGATAAAATCTGCATAGATGTAATCATTAGTTGATAAACCATGTGCAGTTCTTGTTAAGGTAACGGTTGTACCTGATCTTGCATATGTACCAGATTGGAAACTGTCCTCTAACTGATATGCTACCTCTGCAGCACTAAATGTACCACTAGTACCGCCAAGTTTTAAACGAGTTTTACCAGTACCGAACTTACCTGTTGCTCCCTGAAGACCTTGTATACCAACAGAAGCAAAATAACAAAAAGAATTTAACCACTCAACACGAATACCATTAGTACAAAGTACACCAACTTGATTTGGTGTAATGAATGTACACTCATTAAAGAGTACTGCTGCATGTTGTGATGCAGCTGCAATTTTAGAACCATCTAATTTAGCACCACGTCCAGCGTCTCCTTGTGAATATCCATAAGGATCAGAACCAGAAGTTACACTACCTTTAGTACTTACAGTAACTCTTTCAATGTAAGGACTCTTATTAGCACTAGTAGAAGCTGCTAATTCAAATCCATATCCATCATCATTTCCAGAATCATATAAAAAATCTTTAATAGTTAAATCTGATACATGTGTATCACCTTCAAGTATAAACGCAGTGTTAGACGCTGTAGGTCCAGTTGGCTTAACTTGAGTAGAACGTAAATTAGTACCACGAAGAGTTATCCCATCAGGAACAGTCATTGGGAAGACTTCCTGATATTCACCAGGTGCAACTATAATAGTATCACCAGATGTAGCAGTTGTGAGTGCTTTTGTTATTGTTAAGAATGGGGTGTCTGGATGCTTTCCTGCAGCACCACCATTAGCAAGAGTTGTTGTATCTGAACCTACTGTAGCAACATACCAAGTTTTCCCCTGACCATTTGTAATGTCAGTGGATAACATCGTAGTAACAACCTCACCCGTATTGGGTTTCTGGTTTGCTACTTCTATTATATTGCCGCCATTTCTAGCGTATAACTTTCGATCCGCTATATTAAGCGCAACTTCTCCGTCATCTAAATTAGAAGTCGTCGGGACGGTTGCTGCCGTCGTCGATCTCTTTAGCTTGATTCTCGTTGCCATCTAGAGCATTCTCAGTTTGTTGTTCTTGATTCATACTATTTAACTGACTTTGTAAGTCGCTTATTTGCGCCTCTAACATCACGTTAGTCAGTATCAATTCAGAGATTTTCTTCTGTAATGTAGCAATAACAATTTGTACGTTCATGATTCATTAATTTTAAAAAATTCCACCGTCAATAGTGTTTGTCCATACAGGAACACCAGCAGCCGAAACTGTTAGTACCTGATATGAAGTTGTTGCATCAGCCCCTGTACCAGGAGATGCCATATTAGCAGCTGCTGTTACTTGCAATGGGCTTGCAGTATTACCGTAAAGAATACCATTTGCAGTAAAGGTAGAAGCACCAGATCCACCGTATTGTACTTCAAGATCAGTGTCTAATTCAAGATCACCAATAACGACAGTACCACGGTTACCAGTTATACCGAATACAGTACCTGTGTCGGTTGCTTCCTCGATGAATGTCCAAGCACCAGCAGTATCAGAACCGCCTGTGCGATCATAACCAAAGAAACCAAACTTATTAGTACCAGATGCATTGTAGTGTACTTTAACACCACGATCCATTGCATCATCAGCACCTCTGACAGTAACTAATGTAGCACCAACAACTTGGTCAGCAGTAATTGCTGCACTTAATGTAAGTGTTTTTGTTCCTACGTTAATAGAAGCAATAGTTGTACCACCAGGAATACCAGTACCAGTGATTGCATCACCAGCCTGTAACTGTTCTACAGCATCAACCACAACATCAACTGTTGCGTTACCTGCAAAGGTAGCAAGAGTTTTAACTGTTACAGGTGTAGTAGGATCACCCAATTCAATGGTAGGATCGTTAACACTCATTGAAGCAGAGTTAACAGTCGTTGTTGTACCATCAATTTGAAGGTCACCTTTAATTATGACCAAACCATCAGCGTCTCCACCTGCAGGATATGGGTCAATAATCAATTCTTGTATACTATTAATAGTGGAAAGTGTATTTCCATCCATCTTAAGGTTGTCTATTTCAATAGAACCAGTCTGGGATGTGCTACCAGTAATGGTTGTTTGACCATTGAATGTTACACCGTTGTGGAACGTTGTAGTTGCATTAACTGTAAGAATATCAGTATTAGCAGTACCCAATGTTGTATTGTCATCAACCTTAAGGTCTTTGACCCATGCAGTTGCAGCAACACCAATACCACCTTCAAATGTTGTACTTGCTGTTGATACGTTTGAAGCATCAGTAGTATCAGCAACGTTTAATAAGACACCTGTAGCAAAGTTCCAATGAGCACCTTCTACTTGTAACTTATCTGAAGCTGCCTCATCATAGTATACGGAAGAATCCTTATCAGTACCAAAATGAAGCTTCATATCGTCAGCGATACGCAAGTCGGGGGTACCTGCTACACGCTTGATGTCTACAACAGCGTCAGAGTCATTGAATACAAACTCTACATCACCTGTAGTACCAAATTCTAATTCTTGTCCATCTTCAATGACAAGTTTACCTGTACCATTTGCTCTGAATATTAAGTCAGCATCTGTGGTGGCAGTAGTAATAACATTAGCATTTAAGTTAATGTCATCAACATTCCAAGTATCTACCTTTGAGTTACTGTCTACAAGAACCGCAGAAGAAGCAGTGACAGTTCCATGAACATGATCGAGCATGTCAGTGAAGAACCTACCACCTACTACCTGAGCAGCACCGTTATTATCTCCAGCAAATAAACGGTCACCCGCATTTGCCTGTGTACCGTTAGCACCTGTAGTTAATGCTAATTCACCATATGTAATGGTGCCTGGTGCGGTTGATCCAGTACTCCTTTTGATGAGTATATTTGATGCCATCAGAAGCTACCCCCGTTGATAGTGATGTTATTGAGAACGTTTGTTGGAACAAATTTTGTGTTGGCTTGGTCGTAAACCAGAACTGCGCCATCCGCAATTCCACCTTGAGATACGTCTGTGAGATCAACATCAGACATACCACCAATAGTACCACCGCCACCACCTGTGGCTACTCGTGTTACTCTTGGTACTGATTGATCTCCAAATCTGAGTCTTGCCATTAGACGGTTACCCCCTCAAGTACGCTTACAGAACCTTCCAGAACTCTGGATTTTATACCAGAAGTTGCGGTAATAACGACATCATATACGTACCTGCCGTACTTCATTGCGGCAGTTTGTCCATTTGTGAGAGATAATTGAATCTGCCCACTAGTTGCGGGAGATAGAATTGCAGCAGTTACAGTAGTGGACGTACTACTTGTGTAATGCTTCTTTATTTTACAAGCCACTGTATACCCAGTTAGGTTAAATACCGTCCCATTATCATTCTCGATATTGAAATCGATAATGAAATCAGAACCTTGATAAATCAGTAGATTGGATACAGCAGAAGCCATTCTCTAAAAGAATCCTAATTATTATTTAGCTTAAATCTATTTATCTGCTTTCTGGACTAAGTTTTTTACAATCTCCTTGAGTTCTGCTACTTCACTCTTTAAAGTTTCCATTTCTCTACTTTTATTCCTTGCATCAGCACGAGCTTTCTTATATGCATCATATCCACTATCATCAGTATTCAAAATAGCATTAGAATAAGAATCCCTGCCGAGGGTTGTGTGACCTTCAACAGGGATTAGTTCAAGTTCTTCAATCATTTATGCAAGAGCAATCGCTCTGAAATCCTTAACTCTAGGTATGTATGGCTGTTCGTAAGCAAGAAGACTGATCTTCACTTGGAAACCATCAAACTCAGCAGCATCATCTACAGTGTACTCATAATCAGTAAACGTAGTTAAATCATTTTGTGGAACTAACTGACCGCTATCTGGTATACCAGTGGTGTTAAAGAACTCGAAATTGAGATCATCAACATTACCTGAATAACCAACAGGGATCAATTTATACATAAGTCTAATCTCAGATTGTGTCCAAGTATTAGCAGCAAGCATAACCTTAAGTCCACTAGCACTCTTATTCATTCTTGCAACTTTAGTGATGTAATTAGCAGCACATTCTCCACCAATACCTGCAGTAGGTACAATATTATTAATAATATTAGCAGATGTTAATGTAGCAATAGCAGTTATATCAACAACAGGAGATAAATGAGTTACGTCTGTTTCAAAATCTAACTCCATAGTAAAGGATTTAACATTACTCATCCTATTAACTTCATTAAGTTGGTTAGCAATAACCTTAGTTGCAGGGAAGTAATTCTCATCATTGATTGTTACATCTGACCATGCAGTATCTTTAACGAATGAAGTCTCTAGTCCAGCATTAGATCCAGCGGAATCAGGACCACATGAGGTAGCTTGAGTACCTTTAACTCTACTAATAATACTACACTGTGGTTGTGTCTGATTATTAACTAATGGTGTTATAACATCCCATGCAACATTCTGAGAGGCACTCATTGTTGTACCACCACCAGCCATGGTTGTTAATGCTTTCTTACCAGTAATCTTTACTTTATAACTATGTGGACTATTAAGTGTCACAATAGATGTATGAGTCTTGTTGATATCTGTCAATGGGATACCATTAAGATTGTAACATTGTACAACTGCACCAGCTGCATGTGCTTTACCAGTTGCAGATCCACCAGAACCAGTATGATTCCTAGGTGAAGTTGTAATAAACTGTACTGTATTAGTACTAATTGCTTTGTATGCAATAATTTCATCACCACTACCATCTGCTTCAGCACCTAAGATCCTAATAAATCCTGGATACGTATCACTTACTGAATTACCACTTGGGTTTCCAGCAGTTCCATACATTGTGGTGTGGAACAATGATGCATCTGTTAATGTTGCTGAAGTTCCAGAAGCAGTAATTTGAGATGCAAGAGTTGTCTCTGGTACCTCAGAAACTACTCCACTGAGTTCTAGATAGTTAAGAGTTGATTGCATACCATGGTTACCATGGAATACTCGGATCTCATCATCCTGTGCAGTAAACTGTAATGCATTAGGTAGAAGACCTAAGTAACCACCATTAGCCTCACCAAGTTGAGCGTTCTCTAGTACAAGTTTACTATTGGATGCTGTAGATGGTTTTGTAAATTCTGCTCTATAAATCTTGAACATCAAGTCTTCATATTGAGAAGGTGTCCAAGTAGATGCGTTCTGTGACTTGAATAGTACACCGATATATGGCTGTTCAGATATCTTCTCACCAGCATGTGCAGCATCAATAGCATCCTTACCAAGGATAGAGATGAATACCTTATACTGATTAGAATCTGAAGTCAATACAACAGCATGTTCTTTTCTGAATGGAAGATATACTGGAGATTCAAATGTGAATGTAGTGGGTTTAGAAGCATCTGTAGATGTGAATACATCAGCAGGTTTCTTAATTACTTTGGAGAATGGTACAATAATCTGAGTTGGATTACCATTAACCACTGTTCTAATATCAAGTGATACTGGAATCTCATCATCTTTAGTATTAAAGAATATATCAATCTTAGTTAAGAATACACCACCTTCAAGAGCAGCATCTTCAATCAAGAATGTTTGTGCAAGTGGGTCACAGTGTCTAGTCTCTGAACTAGTTGTACTACTCGAACTAGTTAAAGTTCTAGCATCACTCATCTCTTCTGTAGTGACCTTAGCGTTCCTTACAGAAACAACATCTTCTTGAGTAGTCTGATGAATACCTGATGATGAGAATTCTGCTTCAGCATTAGAATCTGAGAACCCAATTACTTTACTATCAGTTGAATCATCAGTAATTCTGAATAGTTTAGTACCAGTCTTAAATGTGAGATTACCTGCTTTATTAGGAGCATCTATAAAGAATGAAGCACTAAAGCTACCTGATTTATCACTAACTAAATCCTTATTTGATACTTTAGCAACAGCACCTGAAGTCTCTCCTATAATATAATCATTGATCTTAGGAGATCCATAGTAACTACCCTTTGCTTGATCTGCAAGAGCATGAGTATCAATATTAATAAATGCTAAGTTTGAAGTATAATCAGAAGTAGAACTAATATCTGTACCGTCTAATGGGTTAATAGCATACTGTTCATTTGGTGCAGAAACTCTAGCTTTAAATCTAAATGCATTCTGACCCTTCTGAGTACTAGCATTTCCTTTCTTAACATAGACAGTTTCACCGATTTGGAAAGGAATACTGTTTGTTGTAGAATCAGTATTAGGATCTTTCACAAGTCCCATTATCTTAGGTGTAATTAGTTTCTTAGGAAGTGCAATACCATCAAAGAACGCAAAGAACTTAGTTCTTGGTTTTAGTTTTTGACAAGCAAACTCAATATTCCTAGAACGCATGAACTGAACATGATCAACTGATACAACCTTGTCGCCAAGAGATGTAGTCTCCAACACTGGAGTTATCTTATATCTAATACCACTTCTAGTTTGATTAGTAGTCTTAGTAGTTGTAGTAGTTGTAGTTCTGGACTGCTTCTTCTTAGCACTATGCCTCCAAGCACCAACTTTCGTACTTATACTTGTACCTGTCCAAGTGGTTTTCCATGAATTCCATTGAATAGGAGTATATCCATTCTGATCAGCATTATATTGTCTAATAGTTGTTAAGAAATTACCTTCAACAATAGTTTCCTTAACTCCTGCTAATTTAGTAGTATCTACCCAATTATCTTTCTCTGGATATAATGAAATATCTCCAACATATGTGAATACGTTGAATGGGTTTACATTCTCAACTCCAGATGCAAATGGTTGATCAAGTAAAACAGTATCATCATATGGTAATGTTACTAGATCACCAGTTGTTCTTACATTGGTAGATGATGTTGAATAAACAAGAGGTAAAGTAGTTGTATAGTGAGAAGGTCTTAACTGTCCTTCTTCAAAGTCAAGTGATACCCTATAATCTGGATGTAATGTGTCACTTGTAGAAAGACTTGAGAAATTATCTACGATAAATCCATTCTTAAATCTACTAAGACCACTAGTATCTCTAATCTCCATACTTGCAGTTTCACCTTCAAGCAATGAAAGTTGAGTGTAATATTCTAGGGTCTTGATTCTATCTTCAAGTACCTGAATATCTTTGAAAGTATATCTCTTATAATTTGTTTCTTTAATATCAATATCTTTATCAACATCAAAGACATACGCTTTATATGTCAATGTTGCTAATAACATTGCATCTTCAACATCCTCTGGTGTGACTGGAGAAGCTCCAGGTGATCCTTTTACAACCTGAACAACGTTGTCTTTATTCATAAAGACTTTATCAATCCTTGGAAGATAATATTGTAAACTTAGAATAGTAGTATCTCCTATTCCAGGAACTCCAATTACATTACCAGTGAAGGCTCTTGATTCATAATCAAAGAATTCTGTTCCATTCAGTGTCCATGGAGAAGCAACAGAACCAGAACCAGCAAGCTTCTCAGCAACTTGTGGTCTGAAATCTATAGTATCTCTCAATGGTTGCTCATCATAAGTTGGAATTATCTTATAATCAGTATCAGCATATGAATCTACTGTATATGGATTGACACCAGCAGTAGTTAAGAAACGGTCAAATATAACTAAGCACTGATGTGTAGGTGCAGCATAATTTGCCTTTCTAACAAGACTTGAATAATCATAGAACTGATCTCTCTGACCATTATCTAAATCAAAACTATCAGTTATATCTTTTGCACCAGGAACTATCTGCCCTGTGACAATTTTGAAAGTGGAAGAAGGTGCTGTTATAGTCTCTGCATCTGTAAATTTATCGTCATCTACTGGAATAAAGTATACTTTATTGTTTGTACTGTCGTATGAAACGACTCTTGCCCTAGAACCAGAGTCATCACCTGTGATAACATCATCTACAGATATAGTTCCAACTAAGTTGGTAAACTGTAGGTTGGGTACCATCTCATTGATAGTAGCTGTTGCATTTGTAGATTCATAAATTGCTTTAATCTTGAATACATCACTACATCCCAAAGATATCCTAGCATCATCTACTCTATATCCATATCCATCATTCTCAGCATTCTCTTGAGTTAATCCATTGACAGCTGCAACTACACTCTTATCGAGTTTCAGGATCTTCATCCTTTCAGTCGTTTTAGCTTTAGCAGATCTATCAGAAGCATATACTGTAGCAACTACATCAATAGTTTGTCCATTAGTAAGACCAGTTACTGTGACAGTCTGTACATTAGCTGATGTACCATTAAATCCAGGTGCTTGGAAGATATCACCTTCATTAGTACCACCAGTAACAGACAGAATGAAGTCATCATTATCTGCAGCATTCTTGAATACAAGTCCAGCACCAGCATTGAATGCATGGGTTGTTCCTGATACTGTACCACTAATAGTCTTTCTAAAGTATCCAGCTGGATTAACAGTATTATCCTTATTAGTATTCTTTACTGCTTCAAACCCAAGTGGAGTAATAAGCTTATTCTTTTGTGCTTCCTTAATCTCAGCACGAGATCTAATTATAGAACTAGTAATAGATCCTGTAGCCATTGGATCTGCACCAGAACCACCAGCCTTAATAACATCCATTACATAGGCACTAGTAATACTAGTAACCTTAACCTTCTGTGCAACACTATTGTTGGAGAATTCAATGATGTCTCCTACTTTTAGTTGACTTTGGAAATTAGAAAGTTGTGCTGTAATTGTAGCAGTCTGTGTAGCACCACTACTTCCAAGGTTTGAAATAATAGCAGCAGATCCAGGAAGTGCAACTCTTACATCTAATTGTGCATCAGCACAACCATTAGTACCATACTTATATGATTTTACATCACGGAAATCGTAAGTTGTGACAGCAGCAGCAGTATTAGCTAACTGCCCTAATTGAGTTCCACTACTTGCTTTGTTTAGGTCTAAATACTCATTCTGAGTAAAAGTACCTACTACATCGATAAGAAATCCTTGTGGAGCTGCAGAACCACCATTAGCATCCTTTGCTACGTATCCAGTAGCACCAGAAGTTCTACCTACAACGAAATCACCAATATGCCAATTTACAGCACCCTGACAATCTAATCTAGTGTAGAATTTTGTATCTAATATATTAGCTCTATAAACTGTAGTGGCACTATTAACAGTACCTGATTCATAAGCAGCATTAAGTACTCTAGTCTTACCAATAGTATTACCAGCAGGAGTACCTGGTGCAGTTATTATTTCATCTCTAAGTTCAATACTTTCATATATTTGTGGCAATTCATAAGTCTTAGTTAAGAAAACATAGTTACCAATATCAGTTGTAATAGACTGATTATCCGCACCTGTAAATGTTCTTGGCTTAGCTACATCCTTATATGTTGTAGATAATCTCTCTGTTCTATAACCAGAAACATATGCAGATCCACCAGATAATTGGACAGCTATATTATCTTCAGTTGGGGTATTACCATCTCCTGTAGTAGCAGTTGATGGATATACACCATTATTGAAACCATCATCAAGGTTTTCTCTTGTATCTATATCAAACTTCTTAACGTAATAGTTTCCAGATTCTTCTTTAGTTCTTGTTGCAAGAACATCATTAATAAATCCTAAATCACTACGTTCTACTTTCTTTTGAATCTTACCAGTATTGGTTCTAAGAAGTTCAATAAAGTCAGCAGAGTTAGGATCTGTTAATGCTTTCTTTACGAGTGTTAGATTGACTTTAAATCTATCTGCACCTGGTGCTGAGAAGTTTGTGCTACCTATAGCATTATCATAGAGGGAAGCATCCTCATCAGCAGTTATAATTTTCTCTTCTACTTTTAAACCTACTTTATATGATGGATCAGTACCATACTGGTCCAAAATAAGTGTTTGTTCATTTACAGGAACAAAATATCCTCTAACATAGTAAACACCTGTACCAACATTAGCAGTAGAACCCTTAGAGTTTGCACCAGAATTTAACAGCTGTGCAAGAGGAGTTCCAGATGAAATGGTTGTAGACGCATATGTTATATCACTCTCACAAGTAAGAGTCTCGCCATCTGTAAATGTACTTGTAGTATTATCGTTTGCTTTTTGTAAATAATTTATATAAAAGGTTATCTGATTTTTAGTAGAGGTAGCAGCACTAATTGAGAATAGGACACGACCACGAACACCAGAGGTAGATCCCTTAACAACTAATCCATCAAGAGAAGCACGATATAGTTCTACATCTAAATTTAGATAAGCGTTATTGATTACAACACATGCAACATCATTATTCAGAGTAATACCACCAGGAATTACTTGAGCACCTTCTTTGTAAACACCTTGACCGAAAGAATCGATCTGGTTTTGCATTAAACTCTGGAGAGTTGTTAGCTCCCTTGCCTGTACAGGATATCCAGGTTTAAATAGGACTTTTAAAAAGCCCTTACTCGAATCAAAGTCGTCGTAGTAAGGAGCAATATTCAGGTTCGTGTTCTGTGCCATTTAGAATTCTATGACTACTTTGATTTCTTCATTTTGATCAGCCGATCTAGTAATCGGATTCCTATTGTCTATGTAGAGCATTTCTCCAGATCCAAGTTCAATCTCTTGGGTCGCATAACCAGTAACAAATGATAATCCCAATTCATACACAGAAACACCAATGGTGATTTGAGTAACTGGAACAGCAGATGTACCTATAGTTGCATCAGGAGTTGCTGTATAAGCATTTTGTGATGATGTAATTTGATTTGCCCCAGAGAACGCAATTACGTTTCCGTTGACAGTACCATCAGTTGAATCCTGATAGTATTTCAATACTTTAGTTGTAGAATCATAAGAAACTACAAATCCCTTCGCACCTGTAGATGCTTGAGTGATTGTTTCCCCAGGAGCAAAGTTTCCAGAAGGACTACCAGTACTAGACTGAGGGAAGATCATTGCTTTAGCAGCAGATCTAGTATTCTGACTACAAATAGTTGAAGTATTGTAATCATATGGATTTAAGACAAGTCCAACTCGTCTATATGTCAAATCATTAGGGAAATCAATAAATGCACTAGAAGTTTCTAACTTACTAGTAAACATAAGGCGATAAGCACCTAACTCTCTAACAACATTCTTTCCATGTCCACCAGAAGGAGGAATAACAACATCAAGATTTGCTCCGCTACCATTTCCAACGTTAGGAATTAAAGCAACTTCGATTGATGCAAAAGTATATCCAGAACCAGCAGTAGTAATAGTAACAGATTCGACTGAACCAGAAGTTATCTTTACAGTTGCCTTTGCTTGAGTTCCACCATTAATTTCCCAATCACCACGGAGAGGGACATCAGTATACTCTTTGTTATTATAACCAGTTCCAGCATTCTCAATAACTACACTATCAACAGCACCATCTCCAGCAGCGGCTTGGACTAAGGTGTTTGTCAATACAGGAATAAATTCTGAGGTAACAAACTTAAGAATGTTATCAGCATCAATGGTGTACATGTACTTCCAACGATAGGAGTACACACCAGGACTGTCACCAGTCTCAATGATTGTAGTTGATGTACCAGTTGGTTCTACCAATGAGGGTCTTCCTCTAGGGTAGGTTGGATCCTGACCATTGTACAAACACTTGTACACATTAAAGTCAGAGTTCATTACATAAAAATTACTGTCATAAAGCCTAGTGGCTCCATTGGCAGTAGTTTTGGAAGGTGCATAGTCAGGCTTGTACATTGAATATGTACGTCCTACTCCACCTGTTGTTTGAGTGGGATCAACCCAGTCAACTCTTGGTACTACTAAAGCAGTATCCGAGATATCTACACGCTTAAAGGCAACGGAATCAGCATATGATCCTGTTTGATACTCAAAACTATCGATAGGTTCACCTGCAGGTGGTACATCTGTACTACCCCAAGTCTTCGCCCTACCGACGAACATAAACACCTTATTCTGGGTTAACAAAGTATCCCTGAAGCTTTCTGCGGCGTAAATTCTAAATTTGTCAGTAACTAATGCCATGCCATTGAGCTTTTGTTGTTATTTATAATGATCTCAGACGAACTTGTGGAAGCAGTGAGACGTTTCCGCTAGTAGTGCGCGAGAATGGATATTCAACTGTGAATGTATTTGAGGTTGCAACGGTAATATTATAAGATCCGTCAAAACCTGTTCCACTAGTATGATCTAAGTATATGCTCATACCTGTAACTAGGTTATGTGCAGTACCTGTATTTACCGTACATACAGTACCTGAAGAACTGTATGTTCCTGTTTGTATAGTTATAGCAGAAGCTGTAGTTCCACCATATCCTCTACCACCTGTTGCAACCGTAAGAGTGTTAGCAGTCGTGTTCTTAGCACCATATAGAATTCTCTCTACAGTCCATAGAGTTCCATTCCAATAAGGAATTAAAATTTCACCCTCATCAGGGAAACCTATATTCTGACTGGTATTAAAGTATATATTCTTACAAGTTAGAGTTGTATCTACAGCAGAGATACTAGAAGCCAAATATGTTGTTCCAAGTGCGGTAGTATTTGAAACAATCCTATTTCTTGACTTCCTCTCTACATGTACAGGATGTACAGCAAATACAGTTGGAGCAGTTATATATCCAGCACCACCTTTTAAGTTAGTGATAGATAAAACTTTACCACTTCCTGATTCAATAGTGGTTTCTGCCATAGCACCTGTTCCACCACCTCCTTGGAAGTAAAGTATTGGTGGAACTTCATAATTACTACCTTGATCTAAAATGCTAACACTATTAACACTTCCATTACTAATGGTACATTCAAAGGTAGATACACTTGGTCTAAGTCCAGTATATTCATAAGTATCAATTGAAGTTGCACTTGATACTGTTGCAAGTAAACGATCTTGCCCTTCACTCACAACCATAACTCTATCATTAGGATCAAGAGAGTTGAAAGTATTAGAAGTAAATACATCTTCTGCAGATCCAGTATAGATGTATAGATCACATGTTGATCCTGCTCTTGGAGCTTCAAAGAATTCAATAATCGATCCATTCAAGGCATATGCAACTTCAGGTTCCTGGAATACACCATTAAGGAAGATCATTAAGTTATTGGAAGCTTCAACAGCAGTGTTATCACTCTGTAAGGAGAATGGTTCATTCTGCAACTTCATAGTGAAGGTCTTCTTAGCATTATCAAAGAAAGGTGCAAGTGTATCAAGGATTGTCAATTTACCAAAGTAGAAACCGTAGAAGTCCATTCCACTGGTAGGTGCTTCAGTGAAAGTTATTTCACTTCCAGTATATGTGTATGCAGCAGTACTACCCTTAACCTGTAGAATACTATTCAAGAATATTAGGAAGTTATCAGATGCAGGTAATGCATAGTTACTACCAGCAACTTTAGCATTAAATATCTTATCAGTTCCATCAAATGCTACTGTACCAACCTCAACTTGGAATTCAGGTGATTCAGAAGCAGTTCTAGTAATTCCAGTCAAATTACCTGCTCCACCAGAAGTGGTTCCAACCGCTTGAGTAACAATTGCAGTTAAAGTAGTAATTGCAGATGCAACGTCAGTACAATCATTAGTATCATAAGTTGTATTACCACTATCATTAGTGATAGTTAAATCTCTAAACTGTGCTCCTTCGGTATATGAGTTCGTTGTAACTAAGATGTTACGCATTACCTCACGAGCAATATCTCTAGCATGATTGAATACTAATACAGTTTGATCTTCTTCACCCTGTAAGTGAACTGTACCAACATAGTATTTCGCTGCATCATAGGTAGCATCATTACCACCAAACTCAATATTATTAGCAATAGATTCAGTAATTAACTTAGTATCACGAATACATTTGAAGAAGTTAGGAACAACGAATGTGCTATTAGTAGCTATCATTCTTCCATAAGCAGTAGTTGCAATAAATTCTAAGTTATCGCGTATTAATCTACCAGCATCTGCAAGTCTGTCATATTCAAAACCACCAGATTGTACAAGAGACCTTGTGACACTATTTGCACTGGCACTTACAAACTCATGTGCAAAACTAGTCTTAATAGACCCAGGTTTAGCATTAATGAATGTATGTGTGTGGTTACCACCTGACTTAATAGCATCAGTAGTTGCCTGAATAAAGGTATGAGTGTAGTTGCCACCTGCTATGACGGTTGTAGCACCTGCTGATACAAAACTATGAGCGTACTGGTGAGTAATAGCAGAATCCCTATTGTTAGTATTAATCGTGATAACGCCAGTTTGCTTCTTGATGGCAGCGCGAGTAATAGAGTTACTAACTGCGGAGATAAACGTATGATCTGTTGTATTAGTTGACGGTACACTGTTTAGAACCTGTATATCGAAAGTGTTGGTTGTGACATTATAGATCTTAACCCACTGACCGCTAATTGGATCAGAGGCACGAGGATAATCATGGTTGGAAGTATGGAAGTCCTCATTACATGTAAATCTAAAGGCACCATCATCAATCTTAATTTCTTCACCAGCAACAAATCCATGATCATTAATAGTTATAGTGAATACACCTGTGGTTGGATCGTATGCAGCAGCAGTAGGTGTTAACTTACCTTCTGGTACAAATGTATGTGTATGTTGTCCGTTAGGACCAGCAGCACCAACATTAATATCAAAGGTATCTGTAGTTACGTTAGAAACTAACAACCATTCATCATAATTAGGATCTTCTAAAGTTGGATAACTCTTAACTAATGTATTACTATCCTTATTACATGTAAACTTCAATGATTTCTGATTAACTTTAACATAATTACCATTGGAGAATCCATGTGCAGCAACTGTTGCTGTTAGTACACCTGTACTAGGTACATATGTAGCATTTGATACAGCGTGAGATGCATATGCAACACTCTTAATTGGAATTGGTCTATCCCATGCCCAATCTTTCTTCTTCTTCATGCTGTTTGGTACAGCAGACTGGAATGAATGAGCAGTTACGTTAGTAGAAGGAATAGAATCTAATATCTGAACCTTAAAGGTTGTACTATCAGCATCCCATATAGTTAACCATCTACCACTAGCAGGGTCACTGTTTCTAGGATACGCATGTGTGCCTCCACCATGGGTACAAGTGAATACTAAAGCACTATCATCAAATCTAACCTGATCACCGTTCACAAAGGCACCTGCACCACCACCATGAGTTATTTCAATAACACCTGTGGCAGTATCATACGCAGCACCTGTTGGAGTATATGAGACTGTATCAGTCCTAGGATAAGACTGGTTACTAACACCACCATTATCACAACTCATTACGATACTGCTGTCTGTTAACTTAATAGTATCGCCTAATCTTTGAATGCAATTAGCAGAAGCAGAAACAAATGTATGTGCTTGACCTGTTGCACCTGTTGCAACGTAGAAATTCAATACTATTGTATCATTTGTTACAGAACTTACTTGTAACCATGATCTATATGCAGGATCAGTAGTTCTTGGATAACTATGGTTTCCAGCACCAGCAGTACATGTAAATGTTAATGATTCCTTAGCAATCTGAACAAAGTCACCCTTAGATAATGTATGACCTTTGATTGTTAGTGTTGCTATACCTGTAGCAGGATCATAAGCAACATCAGTTGGAGTATATGTGTCATATCCACGGAACTTATGTCCACCAACGGTTAGATCAAGATCTCCATTGGCAAGATTGAGAGCAGCACCTGTTGGTTGATAGTTTACAGTAGGTGATGGTCCAACATTAACTGTAATTGTTGTACCAGTTGTAGCAGTAATATATTGATTAGTTTTAGCAGCAGGATCTGTTGGTCTTGGATAGTTATGAACACTAGCACCTAAGTCAGTTACGTTTCCACTAGCAAGAATACCATCGTTCTCCATATGACATCTGAACATCAAGGAGTTAACATCGATATTGATACTATTTCCAACTTCAAGACTATGAGATCCAATAGTTAACTGAAGATCTCCAGTTGTCGCAGTATAGGTTGCTGCAGTTGGTGTAAATGCAACTTGAGGTGATGAACCAACATCAACAGTAAATGTATCTGCAGTAACTGTTTCAACTCCAAGAACTTCCTTGGAAGATGGATCACCAGGAGCTGGGTATGAATGCCTACTAAAGTCATCATCCATATCACATGTAAATGTCAATGCGTCGTCATCAATGCTGACAAAGCTAGTTGCATAAAGAATACCATCTGCCAATCCAGATACCCATGTATGGGTAGTAGTATTACTACAAGGAGTATCATTCAAACATTGAATATCAAATGTATCTGTAGATACTGCTCTGATTGTAATCCACTTACCGCTAATTGGATCTGTTGAACGTGGGTAATCACCATTACCGCCACCACCGTGAGTACAACTCATGGTTATAGCACCATCCTTAAGTTTTACCTTATCTCCTGCTCTGAATCCATGTCCAACAACAGTTATTGTAACAATACCAGTGGTTGTATTAAATGTTGCACCAGTTGCAGTATGAGATGTAGCAGCAGTCAATCCATGGTTCTCAGAAGTCAGCGTTAATGCACCTGTAGTTGCGGTAAATGTAGCTGTAGTTGGAGTAAATGCTTTTTCTGCTGTCTGTCCAATATTAACCTTAAACGTGTTTGTTGATACTTCAAATACATTGAGCCAATTACCTGCAGCAGGGTCAGTTGATCTTGGATATGTATGAGTAGTAGCATATGCATCACGAGAACACTTAAATGATAACCCACCAGTAGCGAACTGAACAAAGTCACCATTAGTAAGTCCATGAGCACTAGCCCAAACCTTCATTACACCAGTAGTAGCATCATAATCACAATATGTTGGTTGATACTGGTAGGTTGCTAATGAATCAAATGTATGTGTAGTAGTATTTGTAGCAGCAGTACCATTTAATGCATTAACAGTAAATGTAGTAGAAGATATAGCGTCAACTGGAACATTCTTACCAGAGATAGGATCTGTAGAACGAGGATATGAATGAACACCACCACCATGAGTGCAAGTGAAGTTTATTGAGTTATTTGAGAACTTAACTGTAGATGTAGCAATACTTAAACCACCAGATACAGCAGATACGAATGTATGGGCATCTGTGTTTGTAGAAGGAATAGTATCCAGTACAGTTACATCAAATGTATTAGTTGTTATATTCGATACTTCTAACCATCTATCACTAGCATAGTCAGTATTACGTGGATAATCCTTTTGTGCAGCAGGACCCGAAGCACCACCGAATGCACAACTCAACTTAAGTGAACTATCAGCAAACTTGACTTGATCACCTGCTTTTAATCCATGTGCCACTACAGTAACTGTCATAATACCTGTAGTAGGATTATATGCAGCATCTGTCACAGTTGTAGTTGTAGGAGCAGTTAAAGTATGTGATCCTACTGTTAACTCTAGTATACCTGTACTAGGAGCATATGCTGCAGCACTAGGAACATAACTGTTAGTTAATGGTTTGCCAATTGGGCTAATTCCTAAGATATCATCATTTGTATATCCGTTACCTGGATTATCTAATACTACATTCTTAACCTTACCGTCAACAACTATTATGTCACCAGTAGCACCTACACCTGTTCCAATCTTATTGAACAGTGGAATACCAAGATATGTTCCGTCTGCATAACCTGTACCAGCAGTTAATCCATCAAGAGTGTTTCTAAGTGGACTTAAGTTGGTATTTACCTGTACAGTGATAGTAGTAGCAGTTTCTGCTGAAATTGTTAGTGTTGCACCATATGCTTCATCAGATGGTCTAGGGTAAGCATGTGTACTTGCATGATTATCAGCAGCACAAGTAAACTTAAGGGATTCATTAGCAATTTGAATAGTATCACTAGTCGTATAACTATGAGACCCAATAGTTAATTCTAAGAGTCCAGTAGCAGGAGTATAAGCAGCATTTGTTACATTCTTCTGAGTGTTACTATCACTAACAACTGTTACTGCATTGGATACTGTACCACCAACATAAGTGTGAGCAGCACTACCAGACATACCAGTATCTAAGGTCTTTAACTCATCTCCAATCTGATCTAATTGGAAACTAGAAGTATATGATGAACGATCATAATACATCATCAAAGCACTAGAACCTGATTTAGGTGCAGTTGAAAATGTTATAACATCACTAGCAAAACTATAATTATTTGGATTCTGAACAATACCATCAATTACAACTAAGAACTGAGATTTAACTGAAGTCTTACCAATTTCAGTAGTAATTGTCTTATTATCAACCCTTGTTGTAAATTGAGTATTAACTCCATCAATCCCTACTGTAATTTTACAGGTAACAGTAGAAAGTGAGGATAGTACAGATGTACTACCTCCAAGAGAAGGTTTTAAGGATATTGTATTTGCATCAACAACATCAACATAATATACGGTTCCTGTTGTCAATCCACCAATATCACCTGTAAAGGTAACAGTTTGATTCTCAACTAATCCATGTGCTGTTAATGTAATTCTATTATTAGATAGATCAACTACACCAGAAGATGTTCCATCAAAACTAATATCTCTAGTTGTTATATCATCAACCTTATATGATATACAAGATAAGATCTTTTGAACATCTACTAACTGTCTACCAAATATTTGAACTTCAGTAGGAACAGATGCTGTATAATCTGGTTTACCAAGGGCAAAGTTATTAATAGTTGCCATCTTACCAGTATTCTTAGCAGATGGTTTTGGTGTTACGTAAGTAAGACCATTAAAGGTACTATTAAGACTATTAGAACCAGAGACCCACCAGTCTGTTGTACTAGTAGTACTTAAATTAACGTAGGGTTTAGCTCTATAGACTTTAGCAGCAGACTCTAATAAAACTTGAGTACCAACAACTTTAAATCCTGCAGGGTGAGCAGCAAACTTAAGAGGATTCTTCCAATCTGAAATATTAATAGGTGATGATATCTCATATGAGAATTCTTGGAACCTATTACTATCATATAATCTCTGTTCATTAATATCTAAGAACCCAGTAGTACGTTCCCATTTTGAGGAAGATACACTAATTGGAGAAACTTCAAATACAGCACTAGCTCTTTCAAATGCATGAATTTGACCAAATGATGAAGATTCTTCACCAAATACAGGTTCACCAACTTTAAATTCACCTTCTTGGATTTCTATACTAACAACACGACCTGCAGGATCCCAATTCCTAACATAACCATATGCAGTATATGATGCTGTAGATGCACCTTGATAAACTCTTTCTCCAACTAAGAAAGTTGCAGGTTTCATATATGCAGTAATAGTATCCCCAAGATCTGTAGTAGATAAAGTAAAGGTTGTTAATCCATTACCATCTCCAACTGGAGCAGATGTAAACACAATTGTTGCATTAGTAATTGCATTTGCTTCTGATGTTGCTAATTTAACTTGGTTATTTGCTAATCCATTAGTACCATTAGCAGCAACAACATAATAAGTTGTATTAATTGCTAATGGAGCTGGGAATGTACCAACTACTTCATTTAGAGTTACTGCAGTACCTGTTGGGATCTTTGTATTGTATGGGAAGTTTAAAGTACTATTAGATACTAATCCAACCCAATTATGAGTTACTTTTGCTTGGACTGTAGGAGCAGATAAGAATCCTCTACCCCCACTTCTAACTTCTACAGATTGAATAACTTCATTCTGAACAATTGCTTCTAATTGATAAAGTGAACCACTTCCACCAACAAGAACAATTTCAGGTATTGAAACAAAGTTTGAACCACCATTTGTAACATCAAGATAATCAATAACTTGAGTTCTTGTTAATTGTAAATTATAAGTTGTATTTAACTCTGGTTTTAGAGTTCTATCATGACTATAGTTAAATGTAATATTATCTCCACCAATCTTTAATATCTTACCTAAATCGGAAGATTTCAATAATACTGAAGCACCTTTTCCTGTTTTCTGTGTAATATTAACTACAGGAGCATTTTGGTATAATGTTCCTCCATTTTCAATATTAATAGCAGTAACACCTTCATTTACTATACTTGAATTGAATTTGGCATTAATTCCACTACCACCACTAACAAGAACGTCAGGTGCTGATAGATAACCAGATCCAGTATTGGTAACTGTAATAGTATCAATAGATGCGTTTAATATACATGTTGTGACTGCTGGATCAAGGTGTGTCAGTTTAGTAACTGTCACAGTAGCATCATGAGTAGTATCTGTACCTCCCATAGATGCACCAGAAATGGTGATAACATCACCTAGTCCATATGTACTACCACCATCAGTAACAGCAACAGATTCAATAGTTCCTGCACCATTAACAACTACTGTAAATTTAACATCTGTTCCTCCAGTAGGAGCAACACTCTTTTGAGCAACATTAGTAAATGTGTTAGTTGTATAATTTGTACTAGACTGTGTAGTAAGTGATACTGTGTTTACTAGACCAAACGCAGGATCATCAAGAATAAGAGTTGGGGCAGATCTATAATTAGACCCACCTGCAATAATATTAACGATTTCCAATTTACCTACATTGGGACCAGAACTAGGTACACTACATGTTACAGCAGCATGAACTCCATCAACTGTTGTGATTTTACCTTCAGCATCCGAACTATAAACTTTACCCCTAGCATTATTAGCTGCATAGGTAGTCCACATGATATATCCTTTATTTGCGGCACCACTTCTGGAATTATGAAGAGGTTGAATCCTCAATACAGAAGTTAAGGGATCCCAACTAATAACTTTACCTCTAGCAGTTTGATTGCCCAAAACCTGCTCAGATATGATAACTTCATCTTTAACGAAAGAACCACTTCCCAATACTTCAGTTAGAGTTAAATCTATGAAATCAGGTAATGATACAACACCAGTAGGAAGAGATGCTGGATTATAACCAGATCCCATGGCATCAATAGTAACACCAGATAAAGATCCAGAGATAGTTGCAATTGCAGTCGCACCAGATCCAGATCTACTTGATCCAGTTAATTTTGGAAGTGACTTATAGTTTCTTCCACTATCACCAATAGAAATGGTTCCAATACCGCCTTCTGGATATATTGAAGTTGTGTTGTATGTAATGCCAGAAGTATATCCACTTTCAGGTTCCTTTGAACAAATATAAGTGAAATTAAGATCAGTAGGAGTTACTACAAGATTTGTACCTGATAAAGGCTCATTCATCACTGTAAGGTAACTACCAGCGATATTTCCTTGAATATCGAAATAATAGAAGATACCAGGAAGATCTACCATCTTTATAGTAATAGATGTCTGCTGACCTGTTTGTGCGTTGGTTAATTCTTCAACAACGTTCTTATAAGTGAAAATATCGGTATTTGAAGGATCTAACGTAAATGCAAGTGTTTTTCCATCATTACTTGAATCTGAAGTGTCGAAGACATAAGAATGCCCATTAATCAACTCTAACTTAGGTTCTTGGATATAAACATCAGCAGAAGTGATTGTAGCGGCAGCTGTAGCTCCATGATTGCGTTTTACGGTAAATCTACGAAGAGTTTCCGTTCTGATTACTTCATAATCAGTTTTATTGTATGCAGAAGGAGAAACTCCTGAAATATTAACAGTATCGCCTATTGCAACCTGATGAGCAAGATTTGTATGACATACAGATTCTCTTAGAGTCTC